TTCAGCTAAAGTTGTGTCATCCAAAACTTCACGAAGACGTGGGTCAGCTTGGAATGGTTCTTGACCATAGCGCTTGCTAAGGATCAATTCACGAACCAAAGTTTCACCGAAACCTTTACCTTGGTAGCTAGACACCCAAGGAGTGCTACCTGAAGCAGAAATTGACATGCAGCTAACAGCGCAAGCATTTCCTTCACCATCCAAAGTAGATGCGTAGATCTCGATTGGTTGGTATTCAACGTGGTCCATTGGAGAGAATGAACAGTTACCGAACGTAGTATCTACGTAAGCACCTGTCAATACCAAGTGAGCGTCGTTTGTGTCAGGAGCAGAAGCACCTGTTTCAGCTACGTAAGAAGCTGAGTTAACTTCTGAGTAAACTTTAATAGCATCAGTAGTAGCAGCTACAGTTGCAGCGTTACTCAATGTTAAAGTTGCACCAGAAACAGCAGTTACGTAAGTGTTTGCAGGGATACCAGCACCGGTTACCAATTGACCAACAGCCAATGTGAAAGAAGGAGCAGAACCACCAGCACCTGAAGTGTCATCCAAAGTCAACGATGTTGACGCTGAAGTCGTAGTAGCAGCATAAGCTGTACCAGTCAAGTTGAACACTTTAGGAGAAACAAACTGACTCAAGATCGGAGAATTCGCGATCTGGTCTTTCCATTGTAACAATACAGTTACAGGGTCAACGTTGTTACCACTTGCATCGCAACAACCAGTGTATGCGTCCAAAGTAGAATACGCGTTGTGAGTCAAGAAACGTAACGCAGGAGATCCTTTGATATCCAAACGTAAACGGTAAGTGCTGTTACAAGCAATAGAAGTACAGTTAAGTACGCTGATTGCTGCAACAGTTTGAACAGGAGCAGCTGGGCTAGTCACGTAGAAAGCGCTAACATACTTAGGGTTGATGCCCTTAGATTTAACGGTTTCTTTGTAACCTCCGTGGTAAGGACCGATCTTGTCGTTAGCGTGGAAGCTACCTTGTGCAAGATAGATCATAGGCACGTTACCAGAACCTGTGTAAGAAGGAGTAGACGTTAAGTCCACCAATTTGTGGGTAACACCGTGAACAACACCAATTTGACCAGCAGTCAAAGTAGTTGTAGCAGCAGCTGACCCAGAAGATACGATACCATTCGTACCTACTAAAAGCTTTTGGAAAGCATGTGGGAAGTAAGCCATTGTTAAAAAGGGTTAAGGGTTAAAATATAAAATAAAAGATTAGCTTAAGAACTTGAGTTTGTACTTCGCAGAGTTGAGCGTGCTTTTGACGTTATCCAGCTCGTTGACGATTTCAGAGTAAGGCATCTTAGACTGAAGATCGCTTACCATTCCGATAAGCTCTCTTATATAAGATAACGCTTCCTCTACTGATTTCAAAGTCTTTGGAGCACTTTCTGGAAGATTCAGAAGTACTTCCGCAGCACCCTGGTATCCTTCGACAAGGTCATCCCCGTGATCAGGTAAAGCGTCATACAATTCGTTGAGTGCTTTGTGACCTGCGTAGGAACCTGTTCCTGTGATCTTCAGGTGCAGTTTGTGAAAAGACACAGCTGCGTTCAACAGTTCGTTAGCACAGTGTGCGGTATGATCATCACAGGTCATTGTACCTGGACGTTTTAATCTATATGGTTGCATTGATTCCATTAGGTGTTTTCAGTGTTTCTGGTTTTGTTAATCTGATACTGGTTCATGCTCTCAATATCACCTGCCATGATCGTCACTGCTTCGTCTATCAGTACCTCAACGATGTCATCCTTGAACTCACATGTCACATCGCTCGATAAAGTACCGGTAGCAATGTCCACGCATCCGTTAAAGGAGATTGGACGAGGTTTTCTGTAGTACACCAGCTTGGTATCGGTCAACCCAAACTTCCCGTTTGTGTAGATGCGTACAGTGTTCCCCATCAGGGTGCAGAAGGTTTCTCCCCATTCAGCACTAGGGTTACGCAGCACATCCACCAGGAGGTTATCCACGTCTGCCACAGCTGCCAGATACACAACTAAAGGACGATTAGGGCAACAGTCTGTTACAGCTGATGCACTGAGTCGCTTAAAGTATAAGTAGTTTCCAGGCAGCGGTTGGCTTTCATGGTATTTAGGGTGGGTGGTGGTAGAGATTGGTGTTTCCGTCAACAACACTTGCAGATCATCTGTCTTGAACGTAGAAGACTCATCACCCTCTTTACGGTTGTTGATACCGTTGATCTGGCGACGTGTCCAGTCAAGCTGTGCTTTGTTAAAAGCTTCCACGATCTGCCAACACTCAATGTTGTCATAATCCATGGATGCCAGCTTGTTCAGGCGCTCCTTAAACTTGATCTGTAGCAATGCGTTGTTCATATGGGTCTACCCTATCGGGTTCTTTTTACTGGTTCCAAAGTTTTTCCACGTTCTTGGTCAGATCCATCAGGATCTCCTCGTTCAATGGATTCTTCAAATACTCTACTACGTCTGAAGGGTTCTTACCGATCATCGTAGCGCTCTTCATGTGGTAGATAAATCCGTCACCGCGTGTAGCAATCATCTTGTAGAAGTTTGCATCCTTTACGATAGCGCGCATCTTCAATGTTTCCATATCCAATCCTACGGTATCCAGGAAGCGCTGTGCGGTCTTTTTCTTATCCTTGTCCACGCTTTCTCCGTTGATGTACTTATCCATGTTATCATACATGATATCCATTGGGGTACTCTTACGATACTGTGTTGAGTTAGGATCAACGATCTTACACACGTAGAACAACTTGTTCTGGTTCTTATCGTATAGCTTCTGCAATTCTGCCAAAGCTTTGTTACGCATTTTCTTAACCTCTGTGCGGATTGATGCAGTTTCCTCGAACTTATCCAGGTAGAACTTAACCGATGTGTTTCTGCGAGCTTCTTCCAATGACTTAGCAATCATGGAGAATCCACCAGCTTCGATCGCTCTCATCTTGATCAGATCGTATGGATCTTTTGCAGGATCCAGGAACACCGGTTCGTTACCTAAACGCAGAACAATCTTCTCCCAGAACTCAGAGTTGTCAGGACGCAGTAAGCGTACCTTGTTCCAGAACTCTGGATCGTTAGGGTCAATCACGTTGGATGCTAATTCTTTCTCCAACTGTGCTACTGTGATACGGATCTGCTTGATTGCAGCTTCACGGTCATCTGCATCCATGTCTTTTAACTCTGGTGCAAACTCATTAAGACCGGTAACATAGCGTCTGATACCGTTGTTCTCTAAGCACATTAGTGGTTCTTCGTGGAAGCAACCTTCAAAGAGCGTCATGTTGTAACGTTCCAGACCCATGTTTGCCTGGCTGTTGTCAACAAAAGGTCGGATGCTGACTGATGCATCGCGTTTCAGAGAGTTGTGTTTCTCAATCACTGTGATTTCCATAAGGATTTGGTTGGTTTGGGGTTTTTCTTCAGTGCAACGTTGGTCAGCTTTCGCTTCAAGCTCCTGAACCACGTCAAGGTGTTGCTCTCAGGAGTGCCCGGTTTTTGCCGGGCTGTCAGTACAGAGTACAGACGGGAGGTGGATATTGGATTGGTGCAAATCCCGGGGATTTTAATGCCCCCGGGTTACACATATCGTTAGAATGATCCGCCAGTGATCGGGTTACGCATAACGATCTTCAATACTTTCGTAGGATCTTTCACCCAGATTGAAGGCATTGTTTGCGTCATGAACACACGGTATCCGTTGAAGTTTCCGCTAGATGCAAAACCTTGTGTACGTCCCATGTAGTCCATTGTACCGTTTTGGTAGAACCATTTCAATTCGCTGTCCCACTTCAACTTCAACAAGTAAATGTTGTCGTTCGTGTTGTCAGTGATGTCGAACACGATGAAGTTGTAAGAGCTTAACGGATAACCGTCGATGATTGGGTTCTCGATGTCGTTAGTGTGAACGTTATCGAACGCAGGGTTCAATACGAACTTAACGTTTGCCAAGAACGGAATGGTGTAGCTAGTGAAAGCAAAACCAAAGTTCAAGTCCATCGCGTTGTTACCAGAGATAGCACCGATACCTTGCTTAGACATGTCTGTGAACAGAGCGTTTGTCTGAGAAGATGTAGCACCAGCAATGTTGAACGCTTCTTTCTTGATCGCTTCGTTGATCAAACGCATACCGGCCATACCAGTTTGTACGATGATCTGACGAGAAGGATCTGGTCCTTTGAACTCAACCTTACCGTTGTAGAAGTTGAAGATTTCAGAACGGAACAACTCTAAGCTGAAACCAGACTTGTTGTACACACGTTTGAAAGAGTTATCCAATTGACCCCACAAACCGACAGATAAGCGGATATCATCTGGACCGTCTTGCTTAATGCGACCACCTTGTCCCCACATTAAGTAGGTTTCGATGTCATTAGCAACTTTGCTCAAGTGAGCAGCTTCCATCTTCGTAAGGAACGTACGAGTCAATGTACCATTGTCATACGCCTTCTTGATGTAGTCTTTACCCATCTTGTTAACCATTGCGTCGATGTTAGTCAACGAAGGGTCGCTAGCGATGTTAGAGTCAAATGAACGCCAGATCTCAGTTACAGGAACTGTACCGTCAGCATTCAAACCACCTTTCATCATCAATTCAGCACGAGAAGAAACTGAATAGTGAACGTGAGCTTCAGCACCACCTACGTAGTTGTAGTACTCACGGAAACCAGCGCTCAATTCACCGATGTCAGAGAAACGCTCACCGTACTCACCGCGAGCAGAACCTTTACGGAAGAATTTTGTACCAGGCTTCAAGTACTTCTTGTCCAAAGTAGCTGAGCTGTTGTTGTTCACCAACTGCACAGTGTAGATGAAACCATCGCCACCAGGCATGATATCATCAGCAGTGATGTACATCTCCAAACCTTTGTACTTGTCGTAAGTGATGATATCACCGTGACCAAAAGAACGCTTGTTCAATTTGATCTTGAAGGTGGTACCGTCAATACCTAAAGTTGTGTTTGAAGGTTCAACGTCTTCAACGATGTACGGTAAATCCTGTACAACAGGAGTTTGCCATTTGTACTCGCCACGAGCGTTGTCTACTAAAATGGTGTTTTTACCACCAAACGATGCCATCTGATAAAGGGGCATCTCTACCTTTTGGGTCATAGCCCACAAGTCAACCGGACCTAAATCCATAGGTTCAGTGTTCTTGAGCATGTTCACCAAATGGTAGCTGTCCACGTGAGAACTAACTTTGTAGCTAGTGTCGCGTAGGAACAAACCATTGTTTAAAACTGGTGTTGCCATAGTTAGGGTTAGGGATTAAGTGTTAATTATAGGTTAGCGTTTAAATATGTTAGCAGGACGTGCGATGCGACGTGGAGTAGGTTTGCTTTCCTCCTCTTCATCACGCACTGAACTGGAAATCTTACGGGCTTCCTCAGTCTTCAGTTTGCGCACAGTATCCTGTGTTACTTCGTTTTTCACTTGCTTTCTGATAGCTTCTTTGTAATCATCTGGATCAGACAATAACCAAAGCGTTTCAGCAATCAAGTCGTATCGTGGAGCTTTACCGAACTGGTGTTCTTCCAAAAGTTTACCCAACAAGTTGGTAGGGCGACCTGTCATGGATTCATACTTTACAGTAGTCAACTCATCCCATAGGAACTTCTGACGTTTGCTGTCCAGCTTTACCCCGTTCAATTCAGCGGGTTTTAAAGTTTGGTAGATGTTATCCATGTAAGCACGCTTTTGTGCTTCTTGTTGCTGACGCACAACTTCCTGTTGCGCTAAGCGAGCTTGAACAATCTCTTCTTGCTTTTGGTCTAACTTCGGTTTGAACTGCATAGCTTTCTTGCTCAGCGTTCCCATCTCAGCCCACTCAGCAATCTGGTCTTCCACCAGATCCTGGTCTCCGTTTCCGAAGTTGGTAGCTTGTAAGTACTGGCGAACAATGTGTTCCTGGTGGTCAGGGTTTGTTGCATCCCAGCTGCGAACTTCTTCAACAGCTGCAAGTGCACGGAACAAACCTTTCATGTCTGTACCACCTTTCGCAACATATTCTGCTGCGTATTGCAATTCTTCCGGTAATGCTTCAAAGAACTCTTTTGGTGTTTGCTCTCTTACTGCTTTCTCGCGTTCTTCAAAGTTTGCTTGAAGCAACTCTTTCCAGTCTTTCAGAGAGTATTCCTCCATTGGTTTCTCATCGTCAAATGGTACGATCATACCTTCTTCGATAAGCTTTCCAAATGTTTCAACCAATCCGCTTTTGTCAATGCGCTTGCGTCCTGGTTTTCCTGCTTCCTCTTCTTCGATTGCTTTTTCAAGCTCAGTATCCAATTCAGCTAATGCTTCAGTGGTTTTCTCTGCACTTGGAGCAGGTTTCTTTTCTTTGTCTTCTTCTTCAGAACCTTTGCCATCATCTTCTAAGAAGCTCATGTCAACGGTCTTTCCCGGAGCAGAAAAGATCCCCGGTTTTTCTTCTGTAGTATTCTTATCATCTGCGACTACGATGCTTTCTGCACCTGGCATTGGTAAGAAATCATCGATGCTCTCGATGTTCTCCACGGTTGTAGTAGTGGTTTGACTCATAGGGGTTGTTGGTTTGGGTTTTTCTTCACTTATAATCTACAAGAATAAACCTATAAGATTTACATCTTGCAGAGGTATGCTCTACAAAATGATGACTATAACGCTACGGTTTACTGCTTGTCGTATTTATTTTTGTTCTCGCGGGCTACCTGAACCTGTTTGTTAGCAATACGCTCACGTGCTGCAAGTTCTTCACGCTTGATAGCGAGCTTCTGCTGTTCAGTAGCCTGCTTTTGGACATCGCGGTCGCGCTCAAGCGCCATACGATCGGAATGTTCGTTCTTCTTGTCCAGGTATTCTAAAGTGGAGATGTAATCAGATTGACCGTCTTTGTTCATGTCCTGCATAGCTGTGTAACCCGCAGAGCGAACTTCAGCCACCTGTAGATCATTCTCACGATCCAGGGCACGTTGTTCTGCGTCAAACTTAAGCTTAGCTTCCAAGCGCTGGTTCTCAGCTTCCTGGCGCATTTGCTCGGTTTGTTGTGCAGCTTGCAGTTCTTGTTGCTTAGCAGCATTTGTTTTCTCTTCAATGCTCTTCATCACGTGGGTGATCTCAGCCAGAGAGTCTGCTTTGATGATGTTACCCAGGTCATAGATAGACGCACCCGCAGTGTTGTTGTTCATCGCAAGACCACGGATCTGCTCCATTACCTGGCGTTGGTTCACCTTGGTTGTGGTAAACACGTTCAGGTCACGGGCCAACAGTTCGGTACCGTTGATCTGGAAGTTCACCTTCTCATCCAAGCTGGTGATGTATTGCAATCTGAGAGACGGACGGTTGGAGTGGTAGTATTGAGATAAGTCGGTACGCATCTGGTGCACACGAGGCATCAGGTATTCTGAGTGCTGTACAAAGTACATCTCGGTCTGAGAGTATGATGCATTCATCGCTTGGTCTACCCCGGTAGCAGTTTGCTGTGCAATAGGAGATCCCATACGTTGAGGGTTCACCCCGATTGCTTCGAACGCTTGTTGCTTGAAGTAGTTAGCCAGCTGGATACGACTCATCAAACGCTGACTCTGCTCTAGGTTCAACACCTGGTAATGCTGGAAGTTCAGCGCGTTTTCTGTATTGGTAATCGACGTGTCAAGTGGCAACATCTGGAAGTTCTTCATTGCCACGAACGCTTTAGAGAAGTTGTTGTGTCCCCAGTCTTCACCCATGGAGTGACGTGGTAACGCATTCTGGTCAAGCATAATCACCGTACCCAATTCATCGATCAGGATATCTGCAATCTGGTTGTTTACCAGGTTATACCCGATCTGGTAAGGTTTCATCTTGTCCACCATGGAAGAACTCTTGGTGTTACGGTCGCTGAATACAGCACCTTCCACCGGAAGCTTACATCCATACAGCGTAAAATCACCCTTGAACTGGAAACGTACCGGTTTAACGTCCAGGTACAGCGGAGAGAATCCCATGTTGTCCACGTTTCCGTAGAAGCTTGGACGATTAGGACCGATCTTTACACCTCCCCATACTTCGTTGATCCAGATCCAGTCGATATGTTCACCCGCCACCAGGGTTTCGCGACACTTCTTCTTCATAACAGTGGTGTCGTACAGTGGCTTTTCAGTTACTTTATAGTTCTCATCCACAATCAGTTCTTCCAGCATGCCGTCTTGCCCGATCTTACTCAAGTGTCCAACCATGCGCTGGCTTTTCCAGTACACCGTAGTTACCCGCAGTAAGTTCAGGTTGCTCAGGTCGCTTAAGTCTTCTGACTCATTTAAAATGCGGAACAAGATATCATCCCCTGTGTTCACAAATGTGTCACGTGCACTGAGGAACTGACGCATACCCAAGGAAGGACCTTGTACGTTCCAATCGTGGGAACGGGTAGCATCGTAGAAACTACCGTCGTTTTGTACGCCAGGTAGCATATAACCAGCAGAACGCACCGGATAAATTGCTTCCAGTGATTTCAGCTGTTCTTCAGTCATCATCCACCCGTACTTGTCGATCACGTCAGACAGGGTCATCAGGTCTAAGCGACCTGCCCAGTTGGACTGCGATATGTAACGAGCGTCAGGACTCTTGTGGTAAAAAGTTAATACAGGGTTCCACAACTCAATTTCATAGTCATCCTCGTTCATCTTGAAATGCCAGAACTCACGGTCAGTGATCAGCATATCGCGGAACGCCATGTTTTCCAGTTCCTTTAGGTAGAAACGTTCGGTATCCACCTGGTGTTGGTGGGTGGCCCACTCCTCTACCATGGTACGGTAGCTCTTCTTGAAGAACTCCTCGATCTCTGGCAGAGATTTGATGCTCTGTGGACTCATCATTTGCTGCATCTGCTGCGCTTGCTGAGGATCCTGAGGGTTTAATCCCATCTGTGCAATGGTCTGTTGCATCTTAGCTTCCGCTTCAGCAACCAGGGATTCTTCCACCATCATGCGTTTAGCTTCCAGCATCTCGTTGAAAGACTGGTCATCTATGGCACGGTACACGACGCGGTCGTTGCGTTTAGCAAACTCACCGGTCAGTACATTGATCACGTTAGGGATGATCGGGAAGAACTTCAGTTCAAATGCAGAGGTGTCCTCTTTAGTAAGTGTCTCGATGAGGTCTGCAACTTCGTTGTCCTCTTCGATGATGTAATCGGTTTTGTCAATGATCCCGTTCGCAAGTTTGTAATTCTTTAACAAACGACGGGCGTTACGACGGATCTGCTTGAGACCTTGCATCTCTAACCAGTCCATATTCCATCCACCCCATGAGTCATCTTTCTCCTTGCGGGGTAAGAATTGAACGGGTTGAGTTAGGGTGCCCATGCGGTTGTACTCCGCTTTCGCACCATTTTTCAACTGCATTGCATTGTAAACTCTTGCCATGGTATTTCATAGGTACAGAAACTGTTAGCGAAAGTTTCTGAAGGGGTTTCTAGGTTTCTTATTGGACTGTTGAGTGCCAGCGTTCGCACCGCCAATGTGACGAAAGGGACTCATTCTTAATTTAACATTTTTACCAGAGTTCTCCAAATTGGTATCTTCTCGCTCTACACGTCGGGTGTAACCTCTATTGGATTCCTGTACCTTGGCAAATGCCACCAGTGCACAGAAGCTCACCAGTCTATCGACGTTGAGTCCTTCCCGGTACGCTTGCATCTCTTTTAAGAGCATGATATCAGGGATCCGCTCAATACCGTAGGTGGTTTTGACAATCTCCCCGTCTGGTTTTACCTCGTGGTCCAGCTCCTCTTCCAGGAACTGCACTGCGTAGGAGATTAGGTTTCCCTTGAAGATGTTACCGACGTTACGCCACCCATACTCCTGGAAGACGTTAGTATTGCTCTGCAACTCTTTTAGGAACATGATCTGGTTCTTAGGGACCAGGTACTTCTGTTTCCTGCGGGAGATCATGTACTGGATGAACAGCGACACGTTGTTCTCGACAATGGTCCACGCGTTGTACCATTCGATGATCAGCTCCAGTCGCTCGTGGGTTTTATTAAGGTCATCAAAACGACCGCACCAGGAAGCAACAATCTTGTCCTTCTCTACGGTCTGTTCAATGCTGCCATCTTTCTTATGCTTGGTAATCTCCTGGCTGGTCTTGTACACGTAGATCGAACACAGTGAGTCAGACGTGGTGGTTTTACCTTCTGACACCGGGTCAATACTAGCATAGTACATTCCAAAGGAAGGATCCTTTACAGGTCGTTCATAGATACAGATCACCCCTTCTTTGTCCTGGGTTTTTGGTGAGATCGGAAACTCCCGGATCGGAAGCTTGCGGGATTCCTTTGCTACGATCTTACCGCTCTCATCGCGATGCAGGTCCACGTGTTCCACGAAGTAGGTCTTATCCTCAATGCGTCTGAGCTGCTGGGTAACCAGGTGCATAGGGAACACGCTGGCTTTACGCGAGCTGAACGCTTCAGAAATAAACATCGGTTTCTGGGAGACACGCAGCTGGTATTCATCAGAGCGTAGTTTTTTCTTCCACTCAATCCGTTCGGTCAGGATCATCTCCATCGCTTTCTCTACCTCAGAATTACCATACTGGTCAATACATGGGATCATACTCCACTGTTCCGGGATGAACAGTCCGCAGTCCCCGATCTCACGGTTCTCATCCATCAGGTCAGTATTTACCTTTAGCAGATCCAGCAGCAATGAACATCCCGGTGTAAACCATACCGGATTTCATCGCAGGAAGCAGGTACTCCAGGGTTACTCCCATCTGGTGTGCGATACCCGCCTCCTCGTGGAAGAAGAGCGTACAGGGACCACCGACACCATTGGTTGGATCTTTATCCAGGGCAAGACCAATCATCACCGATTTAAGACCCACGTCACGCTTCTTACCACCCTGGTTCACCTCGATCTTCTGTTCCCAGTTCAATACCTTGTCCGGGTTACATGGACGGTACCAGGCAGTATGTGTGTTAAGGAAGTTGCGGTATTCTTCCATGAAACGCCAGGTTCCTTTCTCGTTGATGTAATCCTTGAGGGAACCTGCCATCTTATTGATTGCACCCTCTTCAAAATAGAAAGAGTTGATCAACACCGCAGAGTGGAAATAAGAGGAAGCAATCTGACGTTTTTTCAGGATCGCTGCATGTTTGTAAGATTGTTTGGCAATCTCTTCGTAGAGCGCCATATGATACTGTGCATCACGCACATCCGGGAAGGTGAACTTTGCTACCTCTTTGTTGTAGATGGGCAAGAAGTTCAGCCACATGTAGTATGCCCGGGGAAGATACCAGGTACCTTTTGCATTCTTGTAGATTGCACCATTGCGACACTTTTCTTTCTGGTCATCCCAGTAGTGGATGTAATCCTTACTGCGGAAAGGTGCCAGGCAATACACCCGTTCTTTGTTGAAGATCCGCGCCTGTTCATTGAACTTCAGCGAGGTTTCATCAAAGTTATATTGCCCAGGTTCTTTGAAGATGCTCCACAGGAATTGTACAAACTCCTCGCGGGAAGCAAATTCAGTGTGACTCCAGGAACCAGAGCGGTCATCATAGGTAGGGATACGGATATACATTATTCTGAAGGATCGTCTATCATCAACTGGATCGTGTTTGTGTCCAGGTTCCAGATGCGGTGTTTAACAACATAGGTTTGGTTTTCATAGCGTATCCAGTCTTTTACAGCTGGACAGTAGTTCTCATAGGGTAAGGTGGCAACAAGACCATCAGTAATGTGCGTAAGGATGATTTTAACAACCATAGAGATTTCGGTGATCTTTATTTTGTGTAATCAGCAACATTGCCAACATACCTTCCAAGGTTTGTGCTCGCACCACCGGGTGTAACGTCGGTACGCCATTTGCGTAGTTGCGAGAGTCATCAATATGATAAGCACACCACTCTTCAACATAAGGGTTGTAATGAAAGCGCCAGGTGTAAATCCATTCTTGTTTCAGTGCTGGTTTGTTACACGTCGCACTGATGTTGTTCTTTCCGTAGATATACAGCGTTGATCCTTTTGCAAAAAGCGCATCTGCCCACTTAAACAAGAAAGACAGTTTAAGCTTGTAGATCCATACAGATAGCGTGACATAAAGAAATCCTCTGCGTTCGTTGAGTGTTTTGCCCATGGTATAGTAGATTTGAAGTTTACATTTGATCGTAGGAAAGGTGTTGACCGCCACGCACCTGGCTTTTCTGTTCTTCCATTAAGTCCTTGTATGCACCCTTGAAGCTCATGCGGATGGCTTCAAACTTAGCAGCTGCGTTCACCAGGGAGTTGATGTTTCCATCGCGACCGTGCTCGATCTGCGTAGTTTCCATGTAGCGGGCCAGTCGGTCCAGCATACTCTTGATACCCATATATGCACGGTAAGTTGGTGTCTCATACAATTTCTTGCACAGTTCCAAAGCATGAACTATCGTATCATCCTCTGTAGAGAATGTCACCTGAAGTTGTGAAAGGATCAGTTCCTCTTTCTCGTTTTCTGGTACATCAAAGAATGGATTGAGATCCGGGTTAGGACAGGTCATATAGAACAGGTACGCATACACGTTCATGAAATCATCCGGGTATTCCTCCATGATTGCTTTAAGGAAATTGAGACTGTAGCAGTGGTCCGATGGGACAACTTTACCGTTATGAATATCAAATAGTTTTACCATTAGTTCCAGTGTTTATTATCACGTTCATAGTAGAAAGTGAGGTCTTCTTTTTGTGCATCGTAATAACTACCAACCACATCGCTTTTGAATACGCTGTGATTATTCTCATATAAAGTGGTTGTGATAATTCTACCACTAACTAAGTTGTCTAACAGTTTAGTTAACCAGGTATATGTACCACCTTTAATAACTCCAGCTTCTACCAACAAATAGTTATCATACTTTCTTTCTGCAAATACGTGCCAAGACTGAATGTCATGATCTGCTTTTATCATGTATGCATCTTTTGCCTCATCAGGATAGGGTATATGAATTGGTAAAATGTCACACATTTCTCCATCTGCACTAAGTGCATGAGCAACATGCATAGCCGCAGTAGCAGAATAATCTGGACTTACCATTACTACAAGGGTGTTGCTAGGATTTAGTTCAGGATACTTTGCTTTGATCTTTTGAACAAGTTCTACGATCAAACTCAACTCATCATGTCTGTCAACACTTAATAGTTTTATTGAATTCTGTTGCATTATTTTTTCTTTTTTTGAAGTTTACCAGCGTTGTCTTTGTACCACATTAGGATGCTCATTACCTCATCTTTCAAGTAAGGCATCTCATAGGTCACAATGTCCTTGACAATCGGTTCTCCATTTATATCTAGCTTACTGATAGGATACCCAAACTCATCTTTCTCTTCCTCCTCCTCAAACAAGATGTGATTGATCGTCAGCTTCCCTGGTTTTAAGTTTGGATTATGCTTAAGGATCATGAACATGTATATGCTCAACTGTAGATTGTAGTGGTTTAGGTTGCAGTCGTCCAGGTGAGAAACTGGTGGAAGCATTTTCTGTGATACACCCTCCCAGTTCTTGAATGATTCTGTCTTGATCTCCTTGTTGGTTTTGTAGTCGGTGATGTGGACATGACCATTCACAACTTCCACCAGGTCGCTCTGCCCGCAGATACCTGCACTACGCAGATATACCATATGCTCAGGGTAGATTCCTTCAATCAGCTTCTGACCAGGTGCCATTTTCTTACCATTCTCATCAAACATGGGACGGATCACCGGCAGCTCTTTATCATGTCGGTTGATGGTCTCACACCCGGTGATATCTTTTTCACGCTGGTCATGATACCAGTTACCCAGGTTACACGCACGCTCACTTTCTTTCTTCCATGCTTCCTGGATTTGTTCCACGGTCATCCCGTACCACTTACCTTTCTTATTTGAAGCACTTTTCTTTGCAATGGCATTGCTGTCAAAAGGTTGCTTGAGGTGACTCAGTAACGTGGTCACACTGACCCATACCGTGCTATCGGTAGAATCAATGGACTTATATGAGTGACTGGTTGGTTCAAATACGAGCGCCATAGGGTTAGTCTTTTAGGTTATCGGTGATCAGATCCTCCTCCTGTTCTGTTACGACAGCGTTCCAGAATCCTTTATCGCACGCAGCAGATAAGGAACGGTTCTTGAAATGAAGGGAACAACCGCATTGGTTACAGCATGGTGCTGTACCTGGGATGGCACAAGTGCTTCCGGTGCGGTCAATAAACTCACACGATTCACAGATCTCCCTGCGTTTAGCAGCGATATCTTCCACGTGTTCTTTCTTAAAGATGGAGTTAGCTACTCCCTCCGCTATCTTCCCCTTGTTCTTCCAGATTTCGATTAGGTTGGTTTTCATAGGATTCTCTTTTTTGTTTGTGAAATGCCAGTTTGTTTGCACGTTCTTCTTCCATGATCTGCTTGAGTTGCATGAATTTTTCCAAATCTTTCATGCGCTCCAGCTTACGCTCATAGGCAATCATGGTTCCCACTTTCTCCAGGTATGGAATCTTATTCTCTGTATGCCTGATGAGGTTAAGAAGACTTTTGTACTTGATCACGAAAGTTCCCAGATTGGGAACCTGGATGCGGTGATAGTCACCCGAGATCATCTTCTTGTGCAGACCATTGTAATAGAACGTGACAATTTCGTCTATCAGTTCTGCCGGTAGCTCAAGTTCCTGTGCAGTCTTAGCTACTATCTCTTTACGCTTTACCGGTCTCAACTGCAAGAAAATTATAGTCCAACAAAACATTCCCCTGTGCAGTAAGCTTGATGCGTTCAGCAATCTGGATCATCTTCTTCCCACGTTTGCTCTTCTCGACCAGTGATCGCTTTTCCAATTTGACTACACGATTACGCACGTTCTGTGCGCGCACTGCGATCTCCTCGGGTTTCATATCCGGGTACAGGTGCTTTGCAGCTTTTGTGCAGAAACCACCCAGTTCCATCGGACCCCATAAGGCAAGCAGTGTCAGTAACTCCATGTCGGAGGGAATCAGGTGTTCTTTACCAAAGAACATCACCTCGGTCATGATCTGGTATTTTACCAGGTCATGGTAGTTGACCCTGACTTTCTTTTGAACTTTATTGACTTGCATGTTGGTTTTCATTTGGATTAGATTTTCCTGCACCGGTTACACCGGACCAGCTGTCCACCAGGAGCTGATTGCAGGATTTGTTGCGGGATCCAGATTCGAACTGGAATCGTGAGGTTATGAGCCTCACATGCTACCATTACACCATCCCACACCGTATTACCACACGATCGCGATATCGAATTCACCGATCATGAGCTTTAACTCACCGTTTATGTCCACAACTTCAGCAGAGTTTAATCCCTGAGAAGGAACATATACCTTGTCTCCAGGTACTACGCTTTCCACGTCTTCACCCACGGCATATACTTCCAGGGATGTCCACTTGCGCATCATCTCTTCTTCCATGCGACGCTTCACGTCTTCTGTCAGTTCGATGCTAGATTCAGGGCGTACAGGTTTTTCAAGAAGGATCCTGCGACCTTTTAGGGTTTTAAAGGGTAAACTCATGGATTATGTTGTTTTTTTAAGTGAGCGTGCTTTAGGAGCTTCATCAGCATCCTCTTGTGTAGGTTCTGTAGGTTCTGCGCCCTGCATTTGGGCAATCATACCTACCGCTTGCATACGCTGGGCATCAGCAATCGCAGCTTTACTTTGTAGTTCTGCCAACTCTAAGCGAAGTTTGGCAAGTTCAATCTGTTCATTGTACCAGGCAATCACCTCTTCACGAGTAGGTAACTCCTGTGGAGCTTGTTGGTTTGACATAAGATATTGGGTTTAAACTTCTGTGATCGTAAGTGCTGATCACCCTACAAATATACTTCAAAAGTTTAACCTCTACAAATTTATTTGCATTTTGTAGAGGTATGTGCAAAAAAAAACCCGGTTGTAATAACCGGGCTTCCTACACAGAGAGTGTTTCTAGCGTACTCGCCAGACTCTCGCGAACTTGTCATCAGGCTTTATCAGAGCGCTTTTAACCACAAAACTTTGATAATCAGTCTTAATCAGTCTCTTAACAGCATGGAGCTTCTCCTTTGGTACCACAAAGGATTGCTTTGGTTTGATGCTGTTCAGAAGTGAGCTGACTTCATTTACAAAGTGCGGATCCCTTATACCACGTGGAGGAATAGGGACATTGTTTTCCAGTTTAAGGGTAACTGGTTCTAGCTTTGGTCTGCCAACAGGTGCAGATTTCGCAACCTGTTTTTTCGATGTTGCCATACGAGGATTTAATTTTGATGAACAAGTTTAGGGTAAACTAAGCAAACAACCAAAACACCTATAGAAAATAATACAAGAAACCTCTACAACCTTAAACAGTAATTTGGTATATTATGGTTGTAGCCCCCTACCTTTATGAAAGAAGCTAAGCGCACCCGTAAACATGAGATCAAGTATCAAATCACACTTAATGACGAGCAGAAGGAGGCTAAGAGGCTTATCCGGGAAAACCAGATAGTCATCATCACCGGTCGCGCGGGTTGCGGTAAATCCCTTGTATCAGCTCAGACTGCTCTTGATTTTCTTTTCAAAGAAGAATGCGACCGGGTGTTTGTCACCCGCGCCACTATCGAGGTAGGCAATTCCCTGGGATTCCTCCCCGGGACCATGGGTGACAAGTTCAACCCCTACCTGGAAGCGTTCATGGAAAACCTCAGCAAGTGTTACAGCAAGGAGAAGATCGAAGAAATTCTCAAGAGCGAGAAGGTACAGGCAATGCCGGTACAGTTCATCCGTGGGAAAACCATTGAGGATGTGTTAATTGTAGAGGAAGCACAGAACCTCACCAAGGCACAGATGCTTGCGATCCTTACCCGTCTGGGTAAGACCGGCAAGATCATCATCAACGGGGACAATGAGCAGAAAGACATCCGCGATGACTACAACGGCCTCTCCTACGCTATAGAGCTAAGCAAGAAGATCGATGGGATCCACTGGGTAAAGCTCAGTCAGAACCACCGCTCAGACCTGGTAGGCAAGATCTTAGAATACGAATACAAGTAAAACCCCCATACCTATGATGACCATCGCAAACGAACACGACCTGGGAGACATCGTCTACCTACGCACAGACCCGGACCAGAACATCCTGGTAGTTACCACCATTGCAGTCACCCCCGGGGGCATCCTCTATAAACTCGCCATAGGAACCAACGAAAGCTGGCACTACGGTATAGAAATCTCTAAAGAGAAAGACATCCTCCTGGCTACCTCCTCCAACTAAACTACCCCTCTATACTTAGTCAGTATAGACCAACCCCCCACCTCACACGTGCGGGGGTTTCTTTTTGTAGAACAAGTTCCACGTGAAACCTTTTTGAAGAGGTGTGCTCCACATCGGGAACACAAGATTGATTGGTGTACGGTAAATCAGCATCGATTGTGGGAGAGAGTGAGGGTACTAGCCCCATGCACCGCCCCCGCCCACGCGCAAAGTACCGCTGACCCCCCTACAAATCCAACAATAAAACCTTTTTACCATGCACAACTCTGCAAAAACCCCAGCTAATGTTACTTATCAAGTAACCTACAACGAGACCATCATCACCACAATGGAGATGCATGGAGAACCTGACTCTGTAATTACAATCCAGAAGTTCAGAACCTACTCGAACAAGAAGATGGCACTGTCAAACATAGAGTGTCTATACCATGTCACATTAGATGATGTGCGCTGGTCTAACATACGCTTGTTCAAAATCGTGCGTGAACCAGGCAAGCGTGCACGTCGCTATGAGATAGCAGTAGGATTCTAACTGCTAATCCCTTGCTCCATCAAGTGTAGACTTTACTGTCGTCGTAGACAGAATGGAGCACTATTTCTTAACCAAAACCTTATGGTGTATAGGTCAACCAAACCCAAAACATGAAGAAAATAATCTTCACCCTCATCGGACGCTTAGCGTCATTAGTGTTCTTCATCATGATCATCGCGTTCATGCATGTATGCTCCAGTGAACCAAATGTCAGCAAAATAGCTGTTGCGTTCAGCTGGATTGTTGAAGCAATCTGCTTCGCCTTTGTATGGTGGATTGCGTACTTAATCTCTACTGCTAACTACAAAATCACAAAATAACCATGAAAAAGATCGTCATCCTCACAGTCCGCTTAGTAGCGATGTTCATCATGTTGCTAGCAATCCCTACCATGGGGATGCTAGCGCATGTTTACCATGTGTCAAATCCCATTAAGTGGATTGTAATAGCAGTAAGCGCTGCTATGATGGTTGCACTATTCAGCATGACACACCTCATCGCAACCGAAAACTAATACTTCTAAACCCCTTTCATAAATCAACAAAAACTCACATCATGACAACAAAGATTGTTAAACTCGTAATCTGCATGTTTCTTCCAATTATCCTTGCTACCGCATTAGTATGCGTATTAGCGGGGATCATTGCGCTCATCACACCTGCAACCTTTATGGATTGCAGCACCAGTGTTCCATTCTGGATCATCTGGGTATTTACTCTTATTGGATTGTACATCTATGTAAATGACCAACTATGAGAACAGTAATCATCCTAATCTTAACTGCACTGCTCATCACGAGTTGTGCAGTTGAGTCCCGTAATTGTAAACAATACCGCATCTACCATCAGACCTGCGGTCCTATTCACTAATAAACTTCTAAAATCATGAAGTCAACTAATCTGATTGCTGCGATCGAGCTGATCAGCAGAATGTATAACGCTGAGGTAGCGTTCATAGAGTTCGAGGATGGAAGCGGAAACAAGTTCAACTACCGATTGGTAGGTGATACTAAGGTACGCTTTGTAGATCTCGGGTTTGTCATAAAAACCACACAACTCTTTCACTCAAGATAATCACTAAACCTTACTGCGGTGGGTAGGTTAAACCGCTGTTTTACTATGGCTAAATACGCCAACAACAAGCGCTCAACGCGCTACGTGAAGATCACGGTCATCCGTAATGAGATCTTCTCTCCTTCAGCTTGCAAGTTCATCACCTCTGATGACATGAGCTGGAAAGACTACATCTACGCGAAGCTGGAGGATCTCCAGTTCATGTCGCTAAGCGATGTAGTAGACGTGCGATTCTGCTCACCGGCAGAATACTACAAGTGGTTCCGTCAGATACCACGCGCATAAAACCGCTGACAACCTTTTTAATCGGGGTCGCTAGAGTAATCTGGTGACCCTTTTTCATTTCTAAACTCTCACAAACTCTCACAAACTAAACTCAAAATCATGAAACAATTCTTTGACCGCGAACGCATCATGCTAACAGAACTTAACAGCAACATCAGCTTTGGTAAGACCCAAAGCGACAAACCTTACCTGGTAATCGATGGAGTTACGTACTTCTTCGGTAAGTACTGCGACTTCAGCAAGCTGGAGTTCAGCAAGTTCAACCTTGCAGACTATGCACTACTCAGAAAGAAAGAGTTCAGCTGCATCATTGAAGCTACAAAGGATGATAAAAGACTTCCTAAGTATTTCAAACACAGCTCAGATGCTGCATGGGGTAGACTGTATGACTTCATCAGAGAGTATAGCTCTCGTCATGTTGACAG